GCTTGCCAAAAAGGCGTGCTATTTGCGATAGACAAAAAAGCAGACCAGTTATACCATGCCAAAAGAAGCGTTAGCGAGCTGCTTAGAGGGCTTGTAGGGGCAAAAGTATTGCTAGGATATGAGCTATCTTGGAGCGAGAAAAATACGCTGGCTAATATCACGGACGGCAAATTTTACCTTGACGTCAGAATGCAAAACAATCCAATCGTAAAACAGCTAACGCTTGATTTTATCTATGTCGATAAATACGGTAGCGTTTTGATGGATGAGTTAAATAAGTAACAAAGATTTTTAAAAATTTATGAAAGGAGAAGTAAGGATATGAAATCGCGAAGTATGGCAAAGCAAAGCTAGGCGTGATGAGCTTGCAAATGAGACGGACGTTTTGTCCGTTGCAGTGCGGCAAGCGAGATCACAACGAAGCTATGCGAAGTCAGACGAGCAGGCATAACTTACAAAAGAGAGTATGAAAAGACAAATTCCTCAAGTAATCCAAGAAGGTAACGTTTATATAGATGGTATCGGCTATCTTGGTGTAACCAAAAAGCTAAAGCTTCCCACAATAGAGTTTGAAATGATAGAGAACAAAGGAGCTCTTAGCACAAATTACACAACTGGCATGCTAAAGGCAACAGAGGTTGAATTTACAGTTAGTGTGTTAGATAAAAACATGTGGGTAAATTTAGGGCTTAACAGCTTTACTAACCGCATTCCGTGGCTTTTTAAAGCTAGTATTTTTCAAAGCGGCAAAAGTAAAACTGTGCCTTTTAGTGCAGCATTTACTGGAGATATTATCAGTTATGAAGTATCTGAGTTTGAAAGCGGAAAAGAGTTAGAGGTTACTATTAAACTATCAGCTCACTTTGTGGATATCAACGTGGATGGCGTGCCGATGGTGCTAAAAGATAGTGAAAACATGATATGCGTTATAGGTGGAGTTGATTATATGGCAGGGGTTAGATCAAATTTAGGAGAGTGATTTTTATACTAAGCCTGCTTGTTTTACTTTGATATGTGGTCAAGCAGGCAAAAACAACAAAAGGATAGAAGGATGAAAGAGATAAAGATAAAAGATGAAATCTGGCAAATGCATGCACCAAAAATAAGAACAATTAAGATGGCGGATGAAAATGGTGGTAGCGATATGGCAAAGACTATCTATATGATAGCTGCACTTTGCAATAAGACACAAGATGAAGTTGAGAATTTGGAGTTTAAAGAATTTATGTCTTTACAAAAGGTGTTAAATGATTTTTTAGATGTAAGGGCGGAGTAAATAACGAAAATATAGCCCTTATAGCTCATGTTTTAGGCTATGGATATAGCGAGATAATGAATCTTAGCTTGAGTGATTTTAGTGAGTTTTTAGAAATTTCAGTAAAGATCTTTAAGGCTAAGAGCAAGTTATAGCTTCTTTGGTTTTACCTAGTGCTAAGCCAGCGGCGCCAATAAGGCTGCCAAGTATCCCTAAGCCAAAAACTAAGGCAATAAACGTTTCAAAAAAGCCACTTGGTGAAACTAAAAAGAATAAAACTATAAAAATAGGAATGATTAAAGCCATTTTAAATCCTTTTTTAAAAGGATTATATCGTATTTTAAAGGAAAGATATGGATAACGCACAAGTTGGTATTAGTATTGGTCTAGCAGTAAAAGGGCTAAGCAAAATATCAGAGCTAAAAAAGGGGTTTGATGGTTTAAAAGGTAAGATAGCAGAAGCAAAAAGAGCCATAACATCTTTAGATAACACTAGGCTATCAAATCTATCTAGTCAGATAAGAGAGAGTCAAAAAGCACTTTTAGGCGAGCTTACAACAAATTTTAGCAATCTTACAAACTCAGTGGCTATTGGAGTGCCAATAAAACTTGCCATTGATGATGAGGCAGCTTTTGCTAATGTAAAAAAGTATGTTGATGATAGCGATGAGAACCTAGCTAAGCTCAAAAATGAGATGAGGGGGTTAAGCTCACAGCTTGGAGAGAGTTTTAGCAATATAGCTGACATTGCAGCTGGTGGTGGTAAGATAAATTTAGCTGGTGAGGAGCTAGTAACCTATACAAAAATGCTTGCAACCGGTTCGGTTGCATTTGAAATGAGCTCTGAAGCCTTATCAAAGGCGGCCAATAATATGAAAGTTGGCTTTAAGATGAACGATATAAAAGAGCTTAATAGCTTTTTTGATAGCGTAAACTTGCTCGATAATAAGGTTACTAATGCAAATGCTTCTGATATATTTGAGGCTACTTCTCTAACAGCTGCAAATGCTAGCTTGATAGGCTTAGATAGTAAAAGTGCTAGTGCCATAAGTGCCACAATGCTAAGTACTGGCAAAGCTAGCTCAGTTGTAGGCACTAGCTTAAATGCTCTTTACTCCACACTCTCAATGGCTGATAAAAAGGGTAAAAATTTTCAAGAAGCACTAGCAAGCATTGGTATGGATGCAACATATCTAAAAACAGCCCTACAAAAAGATGCCGCTGGAGCTATAACTACGTTTTTAGAAGCGATCTCAAGAGCTGATAAAGATAAGCAAGCAGGGCTACTTTATGATCTAGTTGGTGAAAATTTTAACGATGAGATAGCAGGGCTTGTAACAAATATCGATGCCCTTAAAGCAAATATCAAAATGGCACACTCGGATGAAGCCACAGGATCTATGGAGCGTGAGCTACAAACGAAGCTAAACACTACAAAAAGTGGTATCGAAAGGGTTACACAAGCATGGAGAAATTTAGGTTCAAGCCTTGGAGAAACCTTTTTGCCACTTACAAATTTATTAGCTTCTGTCTTAAGTAAGGTAGCCGGAGTGTTAAGCTCGCTAAATGAAAAATTTCCAAGACTAAGTGCCATAGTTGTTAGCGCGGCAGCTGGCTTTATGATCTTTAAACCGGTGTTACTTCTTAGCAAGATAGCACTTTTAAGTGTAGCAGATGGACTTTTGGGCGTTATAAGGGTAGTGAAATTTTTAAACCCTATGCTCTTAATAGCAAAACTCAGATGGTTAGCTCATGCTGCAAGTATTGCAAGTGCCACGCTAGCTGCCAAAGCTCATACATTTAGCATTTGGCTAGTTGGCGCAAGATTAAGAGCAACTCTAGCTATCACTACTGCTTATAGTGCTGCCTCGAAGGCCTTTGCAGCAGCATGTGCCTTAATGCGTAGTGGTTTAGTGGCGGCAACTCTAGCTATAAGGGCTATGAAATTTGCTCTAATTAGCACTGGAATTGGTGCTATCGTTGTAGCTCTTGGCATGGCAGCAGCCTATCTTATCGAAAATTGGGACAAAGTAAAGGCGTTTTTTCTTGAGATATGGGAGAGTGTCAAGCCTTATTGGCAGAGCACAACGCAGTTTTTTAGCGATCTTTGGCAAGGAGTGAGCGACTTTTTAAGCGGTATATTTCAGCCAGTGATTGATATATGGAACGCTATTTTTGGCGGATTTTTTGACTGGATAGCTGAGAAATTTGGCTGGATAAATGATATGGTCGGTGAGGCCATTAAGGGGCTAAGTAGCGCTTGGAGCAAGACAAAAGAATTCTTTGGCTTTGGAGATGATGAGCAAACAAGTAGTGAGCTAAAGCCAAAAGATAGTAGTGGCGGTGGCTTTTTTAACTCGGTCTTTGGCTCAGATAGTGATACTCACGCAAAAGAGGCTCCAGCTTTAGCGGCAGCTAGCACAGGCGGCGGTGCTATCAACATTAGCTTTAATGGTGATTTTTTACTTAACTCAGATAATGGCAAATTTGACCTAGAAAGCTTTAAGGCTCAAATAGTAAAAGGTGTTAAAGATGCACTAAGACGTGATGAGTTTAACCGTAAAAACACAGATGCAAGGGGATAATATGGTGCTAAATCTTGGTGGGTTTAAATTTAGATGGGAGCAAACTAATAGCATTGACACTCAAACTGCCTTTGGTATAAGCGAACAAGAGCGGATACAAAACTATCCAGCCTTGTTTTGTGCAAATTTAGGAAGTAGCACTATTAATATAGAGGGACAAACACTGCCATATCACGGCGACAAACAAGGCGCATTAAAACCACTTTATGCCTTAGCTGCCTTACGTCAAAGCTTGCCACTTACAAATGGAAATGGTAAATATTTTGGTCGCTTCGTTATAGTAAAAATCAGTGAAAAACAAGCGATTTTCACTCCAAATGGAGCATTTTTTACACAAAGTTTTTCACTAGAGCTAAAGCGAGACTTTAGCTCATAACTTCGCAGATGAGTAAAACTCATCTTGGCGACCAACCCCATCGGTTGGATCCCGCGCTAAAGACCAAGCTCGCCTGGTGCGAGCCAAATTATTGAAAAGGGATTATGATTAAAAAGAAAAGGAGTAACGATCGCGAAGTATGGCAAAGCTAGGCGAGGCGACCAAGTATTTTGCGAAGGAGTTTATCTTTTATAAATGACCGAAGCAAAAATGCAGGGCAACAAAGCATGGCGTAGCCAGACGAGCAGGTTGAAAAGCAAGATGAAAATATATATAGCTAAAGACGGTGATAGACTTGATACTATCACCTACAACCACTACGGACATCTAAGGTTTTTTGAGCAAATTCTAACTATAAACCCAAAGCTTAACGCAACACTTCACGCAGGCGATAGGGTGTTTTTGCCAGAAATTAAAGAAGCAGCAAAAGAGCAGGCAAAACTATGGTGAATGAGGGCACAAAGTAGGACGCTAACTGCTTAGCGTCCGTGCCTAAGCGAGTGAGCGAGTATATCGCTTGCGATACGAGCGATGGAAAAACAATAATTTATTTATAAAAGGTATACAAATGATAAGAAAACCAACTTTCAAGCTAGAAGCTAGTGGTAAAGATATAACAAACATCATCAGACAAAACCTAATAAGCTTAAGCTTTAACGATAAAGAGGGCAACGAAAGTGATGAAATCAGTTTTACCCTATTTGGTATATATGCAAAACCAGTATTTGGAGATAAGCTTAAGCTTTGGCTAGGGTATGAAAATGAGCTCTATCTTTGTGGCACTTTTAGCGTGCAAACAACTAGCGCAGACTACAAAGCAAACACAACAGAGGTTAGAGCAACTGCTGTAAATTTCGCAAGCCCTCAAAAGATCAAAAAGCGCAGAAGCTGGGAGAATACCACTGTATTTGAAATAGCAAAGAAAATAGCTGCCGAAAATAAGCTTGCCGTAAAAACGTCTGGACAAGATCAAAACATCGCCTCCGTCTTGCAAAACGACGCGGGAGATCTAGATTTCTTGTATGGTCTATGCTTTGATTACGGCTTTATCATGGCGGTCAAAAATGACACCATCATCATA